AAATAATGAATAAACCTAAACTAGGATCTGGGGAAAGATTTAAACAGTTAGCTGCCTCATTAAAAAAACGAGGAGTTAAAAATCCTAAAGCACTTGCTGCTTATATTGGTAGAAAAAAATATGGTAAAAAAAGATTTCAACAATTAGCTGCAAAGGGAAGATAATGAAAAAAGATTTAATTCCTTATAATCCTAGTAAGGTTTTACCAGGAACAACTATAGTTAAATTAAAATCAAAACCTGAAATTAAACCTAATCCTAATACTTTTGGTAAAAGAATATTAGGTGTTGGTAGAAAGATTTATCAGATTGCAGGTAAAACTGCTAAAGTAGGACTTGGGTTAGGAGCATTAGCAGGTGGTGCTTATGTTCTTGGAAGATCAGAAAGAATCTATCAAAAAGGTGAAAAAAGTTGGGAAAGAGATAGAGACTTGTCTGATAGAGTTTTATATTCAGCATTTGATAAAGATTTTTAATTATGTCAGAAGCAGGTGGTAAAAGAGAAGGTGCTGGTAGACCAAAAGGATCCAAGACTAAATCTGCTTGGAAAGACTTACAAGATCTAGCTATTAAATACAATATATCACCTTTAGATTATTTATTATCTGTGTTAAATAATCCACAAACTTCACCAGAAAGAAAATTATATGCTGCAGAAAAGGCAGCACCTTATATTCATGGAAAAGCACCAACAACAAATAGAATCGAAACCTCTCCAATCCGAGTCAATCTCAAGTGGGAAGAATAAAACTTATAATATAGTTATCCCATATAAACCAAGACCACTTCAAAAAAAGGTTCATGAATTATTAAAACGATTTAATGTTTTAGTATGTCATAGACGTTTTGGTAAATCTGTTCTTGCAATTAATGAATTAATTTTAGCTGCAACTAAAAAACAAAGACAGATGTTAGCATATATTGCACCTACCTATAGACAAGGTAAGGCAATAGCTTGGGACTATTTGAAGTATTATACAAAACCTTTAATGGATCTTGGTGGATATAGAAATGAATCAGAATTAAGAGTTGATCTTTGGAATGATTCTAGAATACAGATATTTGGTGCAGATCATGCAGACTCATTAAGAGGTATGGGTTTTCATGGAGTGATTATGGATGAGTATGCAATTATGGCTCCTAGAACTTGGACTGAGATTATTAGACCAGCAATAGCAGATACAAAAGGTTTTGTAATATTTATTGGTACTCCTATGGGTCATAATCAATTTTGGGAAGTATACGATTATGCATTAAGAGGTAATGAAGATTGGTTTGGTGCTATGTATAGATCTAGTGAAACTAATGTTATTCCTAAAGAAGAGTTAGATCATGCAAAAGCCATAATGACTGAAGAACAATACAATCAAGAATTTGAATGTTCATTTACTGCAGCAGTATCTGGTTCATATTATGGAAAACTAATGACCAATGCAGATAATGAAAAACGTATTGTTGTTGTACCTTATGATGATCATATAGGTGTTGAGACTTGGTGGGATTTAGGAATAGGAGATTCTACAGCAATATGGTTTGCTCAACGTGTTGGAGATGAGATACATATTATTGATTACTATGAAAATTCAGGTGAAAGTCTAATGCACTATGCTGACATTTTAGAAAATAAAGGGTATTATTACAGTAGGCATATTGCACCGCATGATATTCAAGCTAGAGAACTAGGAACTGGTAAATCTAGATTGGAAGTTGCTTTAGAGTTAGGTATTGATTTTGAAGTTGCACCTAAACTTGAAGTAGATCATGGCATTGAATCGGTAAGAAATATTTTACCAAAATGCTGGTTTGATCGAGAAAAGTGCAAGTTAGGTATTGATGCTTTACGTCAATATCGTAAACAATGGGATGAGAAAAACCAAGTGTTTAAGAATAAACCTTTACACGATTGGTGTTCTCATGCAGCAGATGCATTTAGGTATGGCTGTGTACACGAACCTATTAATACGTCTGACTGGAATAAACCTATACGAATTGATACAAGATACATAGTATGAAAACTGAACAAGAGATTTTAGCAATTTTAAATAAAGAAATAAGAGCATCATCAGGATACATAGGTGGTGAAATAGTAACAAGAAGAAAAAGATCATTAGAATATTATTTAGGAAAACCATTTGGTAATGAACAAGAAGGTAGATCACAAGTTATATCTACTGACGTTAGCGATACAATAGAAAGTATTTTACCATCATTGATGAGAATATTTACAGCAAGTGATAATGTATTTAATTGTGAACCTGTTGGTCCTGAAGATGAAGATTCAGCTAAACAAGCAACTGATTATTTAAACTATATTTTTTATAAACAGAACAATGGATTTCTTGCATTGTATACAATGTTTAAAGATGCATTAATTCAAAAGAATGGAATAGTTAAAATATTTTGGGATGAATCTAGAAAGAAAATAAGAGAAGAATATAAAAAACTTACTGAAGATGAATTTAATTTATTAGTTAATGATACAGATGTTATTGTAAAAGAACATTCCGAGTACGAAGAGGAAATAAAAGATGAACAAGGTAATGTATTAGATAGCATTAAATATCATGATTTAGTTTTATATAAAGTATCTTCTTATGGAAAAGTAACTATAGAGCCAGTACCACCTGAAGAATTTTTAATTGAACGTAGAGCAAAGTCAATTGATGATGCAAATTTTATTGCACACAGAACTAATATGACAAGATCTCAATTAATAGAAATGGGTTATGATCCTGAAATAGTAAATAAACTTCCAATTGGTGATACTAATTATTATTCAGAAGATCATCATATTAGGTATCAAGATACAGATTATTCAGCACCTCAAGATAAAGGTGATTCATCTACTGATGAAATATTGGTTCATGAATGTTATGCAAGAATAGATATTGATGGTGATGGACAAGCAGAACTTGTAAAAGCTTGTATAGCAGGAGATTCTATTTATAAAATTTTAAGTATTGAAGAAATAGACTCTATGCCATTTATTTCTGTAACACCAATCCTTATGCCTCATAGATTTTATGGCAGATCAGTTTCAGAACTAGTTGAAGATATTCAATTAATTAAATCTACCATTATGAGACAAATGTTAGACAATATGTATTTAACAAATAACAATCGTGTTGCAATCCAAGATGGTCAAGTATCTATGGATGATCTATTAACTAATAGACCTGGTGGAATTGTTAGAACAAAACAACCACCACAAAATGTTATTTTTCCTTTAACTGCTCAACCAATAACAGATCAAGCAAATGCATTATTAACTTATTTAGATTTTGTAAAAGAAAATAGAACTGGTCAAACAAGACAAGCACAAGGTTTAATGCCAGATACTATTAATACAAAAACAGCTACAGGTATAAATCAAATATTAACACAATCACAATTACGATTAGAATTGATTGCAAGGATTTTTGCAGAAACAGGAGTTAAAGATTTAGCTAAAAAAATATTTGAACTAGTTTGTAAGTATCAACAAAAAGAACAGATAGTTAGAATTAGAGGTAAGTTTATACCTATGAAGCCATATGAATGGAGAGATAGAATGAATATTAATATTGCAGTTGGATTAGGTACTGGATCAAAAGAACAACAATTAGCATTATTAAATTCTATACTACAAAGACAATTAGAAGCATTTAACTTACAAGGTAATTTCTTTGGTCCTGTAGTTAATGTTAAAAATATTTATCATACATTACGTAAGATAGTTGAAAATGCAGGTCTAGGTAATGTTGAACCATACTTTATGGATCCAGAAGTTGGACAATCTCAAATGCCACCTATACCTCCTAAAGGACCAACAGAATTTGAAAAAGTTACATTAGCCCAAGTACAAGGTGAAAATGAAAGAGCTTTACTAAATTCACAGATTGAAATGAAGAAAATGGAGACTAAATTACGTGAGTCTTTATTAGATTTTGAATTAAGAGTAAAAGAACTTGAACTTAAATATAACACACAGATTGATGAACTTGCTATAAGAAATAGATCTGTGATAGAACAACAACAAGTTAAACAGTCCGGAGATATATTTAAAAAGATCATGGAAGGACAAAAAGAATTTTTTAACAAAAAGGTAGAAACAAATGGAACAGAACAACCTGTACAACCAGATACAACGAGGGAATAGAGCTAAAGTTTTAATAGAAGATCCTATTTTAAAAGAAGCTTTTACTTATCTATTTGATCAATACAAAAGTGAAATATTTAATACGAATTACAATGACCACGAACAAAGACAAGTGTTATGGATGGCATATAATATGCTAGATAAAATTAGAGGACATCTTGTTAGCGTTATGGAAACAGGTAAACTAGCTGCCTCACAGCTAGAAAACTTAACACGCCAATCTAAAAATGATTAGAAGCGTTAAACATAGGAGTGTATAATGGCTAAAACCGATACATCAATTAGAGGTGCTACAGAAAAGATTTTAGGAATCCTGAATCCTAAACTTGATGCTGAAAAGCAAAATCAAGTAGTAGGACAATCAGAACCTAAAGTTTCTGCAGAACCATCAGTAGAACCTGTTGAGGAACAGGTTATTTCTCAAGAAAGCCAATCTGAGTCTAAAGAAGCTTCAGAAGAAATCTCAGCTACTGAAAATCAAGGAACGCAAGAACAAACTGCATCAGAAGTAGAAATTGAGAAACCTTCTCTCCACCGAGTAAAAGTACAAGGTCAAGAGTTAGAGGTTACACTTGATGAGCTTAAAGCAGGTTATTCAAGAGATTCCGATTATCGTCAAAAGACACATTCTCTTTCTTTAGATAAAAAACAATTAGATGAAGAAAAGTCTGTTCTTAGACAACAATACGACATGAGACTTAGAGAGCTAAATGAAGCAATTATGGGAGCTGAATCTATTGCCAGACAACAATTAGATCCAGCTAATTTGCAAAAGCTTTATGAAGAAGATCCTGCACAAGCTGCTAAATTAGATTTTCAATTTAGACAACAACAGGAAAAACTTAATCAAGCTAAATTAAGAGCAAGAGAAGCTGAAAGAAATCAGTATTATTCTTATCTTAATGAGCAAAGACGATTAGCAAGGGAACGCATACCTGAAATGTCAGATCCAAATAAATCAGAAAATTTCCAATTTAATGTAAAAAATACATTAAAAAATTATGGATTTACAGATGAGGACATTGGAAGAATAACAGATCATAAAATGTTATTAGTCATTAAGGATGCTATGGCTTATAAGGATTTACAGAAGAATAAACCTATAATCCAAAAAAAAGTAACTAACGTACCAAAAGTAATAAAACCAGGTGTTGCTGTAAGTGAAAGCTCTAAGAGGAATGAAGTTAGGAACAAAATATCTAAATTAAGAAAAACTGGTCATATCAAAGATGCTCAGTCTGCCATTTTAGATATTATAACTAAATAACCTTAATAGGAGTAAAACATGGCACAACCAACAAATACCTTTGATACCTATGATTCCATAGGCACTAGAGAAGATTTGCAAGATGTGATTTACTCAATCTCTCCAACAGACACTCCATTTATGAGTTCTGCTGCAAGAGAAGCTGTAAGATCAACTTTGCATGAGTGGCAAACAGACTCGTTAGCTGCTGCTTCTACCTCTAATGCTGTTATCGAAGGTGATGACGCAACTCTAGATGCTGTAACAGCAACTAGTAGATTGTCAAACTCAACACAGATCATGGACAAAACTGTCGTGATCACTGGTACTCAAGAAGTAACTAACAAAGCTGGAAGAGCATCAGAATTAGCATATCAAATTGCTAAAAAATCCAAAGAACTAAAAAGAGACATGGAAGCTACATTGTTAGCTAACCAAGCAGAAGTTGTAGGAGATTCCTCAACTGCTAGAAAATTTGGTTCTATTAATGCATGGATTGCTTCAAATGATGAATTTGGATCAGGCGGTGCATCTGGATCAGCAGGTAATACTGCTAGAACTGATGGTACTCAAAGAGCTTTAACTGAGGACTTTTTGAAAACTGCTATCAAGAGCATATGGAACGCAGGTGGTAACCCATCTGTAATCATGGTAGGACCATTCAATAAACAGAAAGTTTCTGGATTTACTGGTGGATCTACTAGATTCGATGCTTCAGAAGATAAAACTTTATACACAAGTATTGATGTTTATTCTTCTGACTTCGGTGATCTTGAAGTAGTACCAAATAGATTCCAAAGAGACAGAGATCTTCATGTATTAGACATGGATTATTGGGCTTTAGGATTCTTAAGAGACTTCACAATGTTTGAACTTTCAAAAACTGGAGATAGTGAAAAGAGACAAATGCTTGTCGAATTTACATTGATTTCTAGAAATGAAGGTGCTTCAGGTGGAGTTTATGATTTAACAACATCATAGTACTTATTTGTGTGGGGGGTAGTTTTTACTCCCCACATAATCTATGTTAAAATTAAATATAAACTTAATATAAAATTATGATTGGAACATTAAGAGCAGTTAGGACTAATAAAGTAACTTCTTCAGGTACATCAGCACAATCATCAGCTTTTGGTGCTAATATTGAACACGTTAGAATAGTTGCAGACGCTGATTGTCATATTGAATTTGGCGTAAATCCAACAGCTACTTCATCTAAAATATTTGTACCATCTGGAGATGTTGAATATTTTAAAGTATCCGAAGGTGAAAAAGTTGCTGTAATAGGAAGTGTTAATTTATACGTAACTGAATTGTGTGAGTAATGAGCATTTTACGATCAGTAGACAAAGATGGTACTAAGTACTATTTTGAGACTGACGGAAAATTAACTGTACAAAACTCTCAAGATACTTCTCCTATTCTTGATAAGAATAAAAAGCTTTATTCATTAAATAATGGCTATAATAAATCTAAAGATTTAAAACGTGTAGCAAGTATTCCTAATATTGTTCTAACAATTTGGGCTAAAGAGTATAATGGAACTAACAATTGGTTTTCAATACCAAATAAAGAAAGAAAAAAAATTCTTAAAAATAAATTAAACAGTAGTGATTATAGATATTTTAGAACTGCTGCAGGAAGGTTTTAATGGCACTTAGTACATATTCAGAATTAAAATCAGCAATAGCTAACTGGTTAAATAGATCAGATTTAACTTCTGAGATAGCAAATGACTTTATTAAACTAACAGAAGCAGACTTTAATTCTAAATTAAGAATTAGACAAATGGAACAGATTGATTCTATTACAATAAATGCTGAGACTGTAAGTGTACCTACAGGATTTATTGCTGTAAAATCTTTTTACGTTTTACAATCAAGTACAAAATTTAATTTAGAATTTATAACACACAGCAATTTATTTAAAATAAGGGGATCAAGTACAACTGGGTTACCAAGAGTTTTTACGATTGAATCGGATAATACTTCGGAAAGTTTCAGGTTTGCACCTATACCTGATTCTTCGTATACAGGATTTATTCATTACTATAAAGCGTTTGCTGCATTATCTGATGCAAATACTAGCAACTATATTCTTACAAATCATCCAAGTATTTATCTTTATGGTAGTCTTTTTCATGCTGCTAATTTCTTGGGGGGAATAGAACCAAATCAATTATCTCAATGGATTAATATGTATGCTACTGCTTTAGAAAGATGTGAAGATAATGATAGATCTGATTCTTATGGTTCTGCACCAGTAGTGCAAAGAACAGATATAGGTACAGACCTTTCTTTTTATAGAAAAAAATCACAAGGATAATTATGCAGATAGCTTTTGGAGATTGGCTACCAGATCAACCTGAACATCTCAATAAAGGATGTAATGTTGCATCTAATGTTTATCATGCATTAGATAGCTATAAAAGATTTCCCTCTTTAGTTAATTATTCTAGTAATACTACATCTACTGATGTTAGAGGTGGTGGGTCATTTAAAAGTGCAACAAGTGCAGTATTTAATTTTGTTGCAACTAATACAAATATTTTCCAATTAGATGGTGGTACATTTACATCTAGAAAAAGTTCTTTAACTGGAGGAAATACTGATTATTGGACATTTACTCAGTTTGGTAATTATATTATTGCAAGTAATGGTGTAGATGCACCTCAGTATTATTTGATGGGTTCATCAACTAATTTTGCAAATTTATCTTCTATAGCTACAGATGGTACTCCACCTATATTTAAAGTTAGTGGTGTTATAAGAGATTTCTTAGTTACAGGTAATATAGTTAATGCATCTAATAGAGTTCAATGGTCTGGAATAAATGATATTTCAACTTGGGCGTCTGGTTCTAAACTATCTGATTCACAAGATATTCCAGGTGCAGGTGGTAGAATTGTTGGAATAACTTCTGGTGAAATAGGATATGTATTTAGAGAAAATGAAATAATTAGAATGGACTTTGTTGGTGGATCAACTGTATTTAGATTTTCAGTTATCTCTCCAAATAGAGGAGCTATATATGGAAAAACAATATGTCAGGATAATAGACGTGTTTTCTTTTATGCAGATGATGGATTCTTTGAAATTAATGGAGATAATATTATTCCTATAGGAGCAGAAAGAGTTAATAGATTTTTTGATCTTAATGTTAATAAAGGTTTCTTAGATAGAATTGTTGGAGAAATAGATCCATTTAATCAATTAGCATTATGGTTATATCCTTCTGCAGATAATCAAAGTAATACCACAGGTATTTGTGATAAAGTATTAATTTATAATTATGCTACACAAAAATGGTCAATAGCTGATGCTAATGCTAGTTTTATATTTTCACAATTTGTTAGTTCATACACAGTAGAATTAATGGATATTATTTCACAAAACCTAGATAATATTAATGCAGCATTAGATACAGATTTTTGGAATGGTGGACAAAGATATTTAGGTGCAATTGATAATAATTTTAAAGCAGCAATATTTTCAGGAACATCAAATGAATGTGAATTAGAAACAACAGAATTTGAACCATTTCCTGGAAGTAGAGCAAGTATTCAATTTATTAGACCTATTGTTGATGCACAAGCAACAGTTACAATAAAAACTAGAGATAGACTTGCAGATTCTGAAATAGAATCAAGTTCATCTAGTATGAATAGTTTTGGTGTAAATCCTGTAAGACAATCTGGTAGATATTTTAGAGCAAATGTTAAAATACCTTCTGGTACAATATTTACTCATGCACAGGGTATTGATATAATAGCAAGTAGGTCAGGTTTAAGATAATGGCTGATATTATTGAAGTGGATATAGATAATGTTCGTTATTCTTTTGAAACCCAAGAATTTTTTCAAAGATTATTAGAGGAGTCAGTTAATAGTTTGATTAATAAAAATAATCTTGAGAATGATAAAGTTTATACTTGGTTTGTAAGTTAATATGGCAGGAATAAAAGATTATAGCACAACAGCCGGAAATAATACTTCAGTAGGTGGTATAAGTATTGCTGAAGGTATGTTGCCTTCAAATATTAATAATGCATTTAGAGCATTTGCTGCTGATATTAGAGAATGGTTTAATGACTCTCAATGGATAATATATGGAGATGGTGATGGATCATTTACCATTACATTTGCAACAGCAACATCTTTTACAGTTGCTGGTGTTGATGTTACAAGTTTTTATCACGCAAATAGAAGAATTAAAGCTGTAGGTTCTACTACAGGAACAATATTTGGAACAATAAGTTCATCAACCTTTTCTACTAATACAACTGTAAACGTAACATTTGATAGCGGTGCATTAATAAATGAATCTTTAGTTATTTATGTTGGTGCATTATCATCAACTAATACATCAATACCTGCTGGTGTAGTATCGTCATCTATATTAGCAGACGGATCTGTTACTACAGCAAAGTTAGCTTCTAATGCAGTAACTACTGCTAAGATAACTGATGCAAATATTACAACAGCTAAAATAGCTGATGATGCTATAACTACAGCAAAAATTTTAAATAGTAATGTAACAACTGCAAAAATTGCAGATAGTGCTATTACAAATGCAAAAATTGCAGATGCAGAACTTGTAGCTATTGCAGGTTTAACTTCTGCTGCTGATAAAGGTATTCAATTTACAGGATCAGGTACAGCTTCTACATACGATTTAACAACTGCAGGTAAAGCATTATTAGATGATGTAGATGCTACAGCACAAAGAACTACATTAGGTCTTGGAACTATTGCAACTCAAAATGCTAATAGCGTTACAATATCTGGTGGTAGTATTACAGGATTATCTTCACCATCAAATAATTCAGATGCAGTAACAAAACAATATGTTGATGATCTTTTAGCAGGTATAAGAAAAAGAACTACTGTTAGAGTAGCTTCTACAGCGAATGTTGTTATTGCAACAGGATTAGAAAATGGAGATGTAATAGATGGTGTTACACTTGTTACAGGAGATAATGTTTTATTAAAGAATCAAAGTACCGCATCACAAAATGGTATATATACTGTTGTAGCTAGTGGAGCTGCTTCTAGAGCTACTGAATTTGATACGTTTGATGAATTAGCAGGACAGCTTATTTCTGTACAAGAAGGTGCAACAAACTCAGATTTATTATTTTTATGTACAGCTAATTTTGGTGGAACACTTGGAACAACAAGTATTACGTATGGTGGAACTAATGTAACTGTACTTGATTTAGTGCAAGATGCTAGTCCTCAACTTGGTGGAGATTTAGATATTAATGGTTTTTCAATTGTATCAACATCTAATACAAATATTAACATAACACCTAATGGAACAGGATCTGTTGTACTTGATGGCTTATCCTATCCACAAACTGATGGTACTGCTAATCAAGTTTTAAAAACAAATGGTTCAGGAGTTTTATCTTTTACTACCTTACAAGGTGGAAATATAACAACTGAAGGTGATTATTTTTCTAACTATAATGCTATTACAGCAAGTGTAACAACTACTGTTGCAGCTACAGTTAATGCTTTTTTAAAAGGTCCAATAACTGTAAATAGTGGATTTACATGGACTATTGCCTCAGGTAGTGAACTTAGTGTAATATAATAATACAATAGGAGTAATATTTAAATTTTATGTCAAAGATTAAAGTCAATCAAATTGAAGCTGCTACAGGCAGTACAATAACAGTACCTTCTGGTCAAACACTAGATATAAGCTCAGCAACAATTTCTTTACCTAGCACAGTTGTAACAACAACTGGTACACAAACATTAACAAATAAAACTTTAACATCTGCAACATTTGGTGGTACTGGAATATCAGCTTCAGGCAATATAGTTTTAAAACCTTTTACAAATATTCTAGAAATTCAAGGTGATGGATCTTCTGCTGTTGGTAAAATACAATTAAACTGTCCAGTTAATTCTCATGGTCAAAAAATTGCTTCACAACCTCATGCAGAAGCGGCTACTAATACTTTAACATTACCAGGTGGTAACACTATTGGTAATACAGATGCAGTATTAGTGTCTGACACAGGAATACAAACGATTACCAACAAAACACTAACAGCACCTAAGATTGCAAATGGTGGGTTTATTGCAGACGCAAATGGTAATGAACAAATTAAATTTACAACTACAGCATCAGCAGTTAATGAATTTACAGTAATTAATTCTGCTACTGGTTCTGCACCAGAAATACAATCAACTGGTAGTGATACAAATATAGATTTAAAGATTACACCTAAGGGTTCTGGAAAAATTGTTTTAGATGGTATTTCGTTCCCTAATGCAGATGGTAGTGCTAACCAAGTTCTTCAAACTAATGGTAGTGGAGTATTAAGTTTTGGAACTATATCTGGTTCAGTTTTTGGCACAGCTTTATTTCATGTAAGAGATGAAAAATCTGCTGGTACTAGTGGTGGTTTTCCTTCAACATCTTTTACAAAAGTAACTTTAAATACATCAATGACAAATGAAATATCTGGTGCTTCTTTATCATCAGATGCAATAACCTTACCTACTGGAACTTATTACATACAAGCTTCTGTAATAGGAGCTTATTGTAGTCATGTTAAAACAAAATTAAGAAACACAACAGATAATACAGATACTTTGATTGGTACTAGTAATTATGCTTCTGATTATGGTTCTGACTCTTCATCCTCAGAACAATCTTTTATTACAGGTAGATTTACAATAGCCGCACAAAAAACTTTTGAAATTCAAAGAAGAGTAGCTAATACTATTTATAGTAGTGGAGCTGGATTAGCTGCTAATTATGGAGTAGTAGAAGTTTATTCAGATGTTCAAATATGGAAAATAAGCTAGGAGATAAAATATGAAATACGCATTAATAAAAAACAATAAAGTAGAAGTAATATCCTATCCTTATGTAGAAGGTTGGGAACAAGTATCAGATAATGTATTTGCTGATATGGTTAGAAAACCTGATGGTACATTTGACTATACAGATGAGTTTAAAGCAATAC